ACTCAGTACCCAAATCGAGTGCGGAGCACTCAGTACCCAAATCGAGTGCGGAGCACTCAGTACCCAAATCGAGTGCGGAGCACTCAGTACCCAAATCGAGTGCGGAGCACTCAGTAAAAAATCAACGTAATTAATAATAATGAATTGTCCCTTGGAAGTAAAAAATTTATATGTTACGTCAACAAATAGAGATGTAAACATAAACCCATACGGAAACTCGTATACTCTTTATCTCACTACGCCGATTAAGGATATTACGAACGTGGAATTGTTGTATGCATCAGTACCAAATACAATGTACAATGTAAATAATGGTACGAATGTAATTGGTTTTACGAATAAAACTAACACAGTAAACAATGTAGTGCTTGAAACTATTCCAATTGGATTTTATAGTGCGGGTGGTTTAGCTACAGAGATTGTAAATGCAACATATACTGATTCAAATGTTAGTATTTCATATTTATCAAATGAAGGTAAATTTTTGTTTACGAGAAACACTGGATTTACTATGAATGTAATGACGGAAGAATTAGCATCTCTGTTAGGTTTCTCATTCCCTTGTAGTGTAAACGCTACAGATTCTTCAACGACGCCATACTCTAACAATTTGAGGTACACTGGTAAATGGTTTATTAAATCAAATTTTGTTGTTGATCTTAACGCATATGATGAAATTTTTCTTGATATACAAGAATTACGAACACTTTTCAACGAATGCGCACCTCAAGGAAGTCCAAACTCAAATCCAACATCCGGTAATTTCAATAATACAGCAAATAGATCATTTGGTATGATACCTATGGATGTAGGGAGTGGGTGTATTAAACGGTTTAGAAAAGCAAACGATTTTGATAGTCAAGTGGATTATATTTATCCAATTCGGAAATTAGATAGATTAACCATCAGCTGGACTGATAAATTTGGCAGATTACTGAGTTTTAATGGAGCTGAGGATAATTCATTTACACTAAGATTTCATACTTTACGTAAAAATTTATGTTGAAAAAATTGAGTAAAAATTTGCTAAAAAAATAAATCTGCGTAACATATAAATGTCTGGTGGTATTACTCAGCTCGTTGCCATTGGTGCACAAGATGCTTGGTTGACTGGAAAACCAGAAGTTTCATTCTTTCGAAACAATTACAAGCGTCACACAAACTTTGCACATGTTGTTCAGCGTCAAGTTATCCAGGGAGCTGTGAATACCTCTGGTATGTCCTCCATCAGTTTAGAGCGAAGGGGTGATATGGTGAGTTACGTGTATCTCACGAAAAAGAATTCAACAACCGGAGCACAAACACAATTCACTAATAATGACATTGATCACATTGATATACTTATTGGTGGTCAAGTGATTGATTCTCAAACAAATGATTATATGAATCTTATAGCTGATCCATTTATTTCATCAACACAAAACGAGGCATCTTTTCCAAATACTAGTGTAGGTACTACTGGTTATGCGTACCCCCTTCGTTTTTGGTTTTGCGAAAACTGGCAGTCCGCTCTCCCTCTGATTGCTCTTCAGTATCACAATGTTGAGATTCGTATTTACTGGAATACGCCAGTTACTACAAATATTTTTGAAGCATGGGCAAATTTTATAGTTTTAGATGTTGTTGAGCGCGAAGATTTTGCCAGTCGAACACAAAATCATCTTATTTGTCAGGTTCAAAAGGCGACACCGTCTGGTAACAAGATGCAGAATTTAGTGTTCAATCATCCTATCAAATTTATTGCTGGTACTGTTGACTCTAGTGCTAGAACTTCAGAGACGATGTTGTTACAAATAAACGGTGTTGATATTGGTGAAGCTAAACCAATTACACCTCACTTCAATTTTGTTCCAAATTATTACACAGTTCCATTTAATAATTCAGGTGGTCAACCACAATTTTTGCTTCCATTCTGTCTCGATACGTCGAAACTGCAGCCCACTGGAACACTCAATTTTAGCCGAATTGATTCGGCTCGTCTCGTTTCAAGCGCTGATTTTACGTCGGACTTGTTAGGAACTTTATACGCAGTCAATTATAATATTCTCAAGATTGAAAATGGTATGGGTGGTTTGATGTACGCCAACTAAACGACTCTGTAAAAAATATATGAGTACAATAAATGAACAAACTCATTTGGATTGTTGTGATTATTGTTTTTGTATTTTTATTAACATATGATCCAAAATCTGGACGTCTCGAAAATTACATCACAACTCCTCAGGTGGCACGCGTTGCTCCTCCTCCAAGTACACCCACAAAATGTCCTGCCGAGAGGTACTACGAGTTGCAATTTAACGAAAAAGCTCCATCAAATGCATGCGCGGGTACACCCAAAGAATTTTTAGGTGCGGTTATACAAGCTTAAAAATAAAATGGGTACTTTTAGAAATGTTCTCTATGAATAAAGAAACAATGCTTATGGTTGCAGTAGCAGTTGCTCTTATTGCCACTTTTTATCTTTACCGCGAAAACCAGAAGAACAAGCTTGATATAAAGAAACTACTCGAGACTCCCACACCTGCACCAGTTTCCAAACCAATCCTTAAAAAGGAAAAGGTTCAAATACCCGTAACTTCAACTACGGTTGTTGCGGATGAAACCGAGTAATAAATTATTAACATATGGTAGACTCGATGAGTTACCGTTTAGAAAAAAGACACAAAGCAATTGTAATACCTGTACTAAAAACTGATACAGGAGATACAAAGTTTTTAACTGTACGAGACAGTCGTCACCAAGAGTGGATCTTTGTGACGGGTGGTTGCAAAAAGTCTGAGGTTGACAATCCTCTAAAATGTGGACTCAGAGAGCTAGAAGAAGAGACGAGAGGAACATTTTCAATACGAAATGGAGAATTTTCCGAATTTCAGTTTGAAAGTACGTATAGGTCACCAGAAGAGATAAAGAAGGATAGGTTTGAAGGTGTAATAGTTACTCTTGTGTATCATGTGTACCTCATAAATGTTGATATTACAGAAGAGAAACAAGCTAAAATAATACAGGAATTTCATGATAACAGAGCTCGTATGGAGTCAAACAAAAAAGATGGTGTCCGTATAAAAAAAGCGTATGACGAGAATGATGATATTTCATTTGATACATTAGAAGATTTTAATAAAAAGAATAGATGGAATCTTATTATAAAGAATATAATTGAAAATCCAAAGTTTTATGATTTGATACGTTCGACAAAAACACAAAATTTTAACATTATAACATTATAATGAAGAACAAGGTTCATTTTGTCAAGAAATTGTGTCAGTTTAGAAATTTGGACCACGAGTCTCCAGAGGCTCAGGAACTTTACAAGTTGTCTATTGTTGATCTTCTTATAGCAATTAAAAATGAAACACCTGTAAAAGAACCAGAACCAGAATCAGACCATGATGAAAGGGGAACTTTGGCCGAGCTTCTTGGATGTAGTTAGAGTTTTAAAAATCACTAGTAATAAGAAGAATGTTACGTTCATGGTGTCAATCAAATGGTTTCAACAACACACGAAATTTATCACATGTATTAATGGACGGAGGTGTCCTATCAATTCCATTTGATAAATTACGAGAATTTTACGAGGTTTACATCAAATCGGTAAAAGCAGGCGAAAAAGTTTTTGTTGTAGAACAAAAAACTGAAACGTACAACTTTTTTATGGATATTGATTACAAGGATGATGAATGTCTTTCACTCGATCAAGTCAAATCAATCACTCAAATTATATGTGACAAGGTTGCTACATTTGGTGGGAAGAATTGTCTTGTATCAGTTGCAGAACCCAAGTCAAAAGACAACCAAATAAAAACCGGAATACATCTAAATTGGTGCGGTCTTGTCGTAAATCAGACTGGTGCTCTTCAGTTGATGCATCACGTTGTAAATACACTTGAAAAGATTTATTCAGCCAAGAATTGGGTGAATATAATAGATTCTTCTGTATATGGTTCAATTGGAACAAAAGGAAGTGGTTTTCGTTTACCTTGGTCACACAAACGAACTAGACACTCGGAGTGTAAGGGTCTAGGATGTAATCAGTGTGAATCTGGAAAACTTACAGAGGGTGAGTACCTCCCAGTTTTTGAGTACACTGAAGGTATTCTAAAAGTCACTACACAGGAAATAACCATGGAAAAGTTACTCACTTCGACAGTTAGAAGTCAAGATTCAAATGTTGTTGAGATTCCAGAACTTGTTATTTTTTGTCAGCCAATTCGTAAAACATTTAGAGAAGGAGATTTTACAAAGGCGGAGACTAAAAATCAAGTGGATGATTCCGAATTACTCGCTCTTATTGAAACATTTATTAGAAAAAGTATGACTGGAAACGAAGATACGAGAGTGCTCGCTCTCTTCAAATATGGAAAACTTCACCTTGTAAAATCAACTTCGAGGTATTGTGAAAATATTAGACGAAATCACAATTCAAATCATGTCAAGATTATTATAGATGGGGTATATATTTACCAAAAATGTTTTTGCCGTTGTGAAACAACTGATGGCAGAGTGCTTGGGTTTTGTAAAGATTTTTCAGGTAGAAAACATAAACTTGAAATGAACGGAGGTACCAAAATCTATGATATTTTATACCCAAATAAGAAAAAATTGTAATGATTTTGTAATACTTAAAAAATATACTAACAGTGTTACAAATGGCTACTGTAACCCGTTCAGGGCGCGTATCCAAACCCCCTGAGAAATATGTACCAGTTGAAACTGTAACAGATGATTTTGCGGAAGATGAATACGACGAAGAGGAAGAAGAATATGATTCGGATGACTCGTTTGAAGAAGAAGATTCTGATGAAGAATCTGATGATGACGCAGATGAAAATGGAAACCTAAAAGGATTTGTTGTGGATGACGACGAAGATGATCTCGAAGATGAAGAAGAGGCTTAAACATGTAATTATCAAAATTATGAATGGAGTCTGACTTACCTATTCCTATAGATGATTCTATACCATTTACATCTCACCAACACGAAGAAGTGGAACAAGATAAACCTAGATTCTACCGCGAACCCGAACCAGTGTATTATTACCGTCCACCAGCTCCTCAATTAGAACAAGTTAAGAAGAAAGATGTTTTTTCTGAACTTGGTAAAACACACTGGATTTTGTTTATTTCAGCTGTTTTATTAGCTTTTTTTATGGGTAAAAGTATTTCAACTCCTATTATTATACGATCTACTTAGTGGGTCCACCTGTGCCAATATAATTTGGATTTCCATGCGATATAAACTCTAATAAAGAGTCTTGAGAATCTGCATCTTTTATAAGGATACTTGGAACTTCTTGCCAATCTTGTCCTACAAACGAACCCAAGTCCCCATATGTAGGTCCCTTGAGTGAGTTGTTAACTTCTTTATCCGATGACCACACGCGTTTAAATGTTTCTAATAGTGTTTCATTTCTAACTTTTCGTTTATTAAAAGCTAGAAATGTAATGTAAAATACAAGAGCTACTAGACCTATTGTAAAAAGATTGAGTATTATCGAGACGAGTCCCATTTTAGTTATTACATTTATTTTATTCACGCCTCCTCGGGTACAAGGTTGAGTGTCGTTCCACCATTGTTTGCAGCCCTCTCACGCTGACGCTCCTTCATCTCCTCGGCAATGATAAGATCAGCCTCCTTGATGAGGTCCTCGATGGGTGCATCGGGCTTCTCCTTGCGAAGGCACTCGACAACCTCGGCAGGGTGGCTGATAGGAGCCTCGTCCGGCTTGTTGTAATACTTAGAATTCTCATCACCAGGCTTGATGTAAGGCATGTCTCCGGGAAGTGGCTTGGCCATCATGTCACGCTTGCGCTCCTCAAACATCTTGGTGCCTAGAGCCTGATTCTCACGATACTTGGACATAATCTCCTCGAGCTTCTCGTCATTGTAATGAACGTCATCAATCTTGAGGCGATCGGGAGGGATGAGCAACCACTTGTACATGTCAACAACGTAAATGTCAAATGTCGCATCCTCCTTTTGAAGGCGCCTTGCGTGATTAGCAGCCTCCTCACGCGTTGGAAAAGCGCCGTAAATTTTCAGTCCAAACTGGTCATTCTTCTGGGGACACTCGGGTCCAACAACAGACATGCATGCAAAGACTTGTCCTGGAACGGTTGTGTACGTTTGCTCGAGAGACATTGTTACTAATAGTGAATGTTATTACTTTAAGTTATTTACGCGATTGAAGACACTACACCAAAACTCGATGCAATTATAACCCTCTCCAAAATTGAAGCATCTGGTGTAATTTTGTAACCCATTACTGAAAGTGGAAGTTCCATAAGTGCAAACACAAAAAAGAGTTTTACAGGGTCTTTTCCTACAAAGGCTCCAGCTACGAGAACCATTAACGGAGCTATAACAAGTGAAATCATCTCAAGTTTTTTACTACGTTGATACACCCTAAGAAGTATAAAATACTCAAAAAATAACATTATAAGTGCCCCTCTCCAATTAAAGAACATTTTGTACTATACAATATGACAAAGAAGAAAAAGATTCCACTGGCTCTTCGCGAACAAGTCTGGCTTCTTTATCTAGGTGACAAAAATTTCAAACATAAATGCAATGTTAAATGGTGTGAAAACATAATAACACCTTTTAACTTTGAAGTTGGTCACAATATTCCGGAAAGTAAAGGCGGTCTTACAGATTTGGAAAATTTGAGACCAATTTGCTCTAAATGCAATAAATCAATGGGGGGCAGTTATACAATTGACGAATTTTCAGAACTTTCAAACCGGACGAGTAGGTTGTTTGAATGTTTTCGGTTTTCTAAACAGGATTCTTAAAGTGTTCAAACGTCAACCAAAATGATAGTAACAAAACAAGAATTGAAATAACTAGCATTGTAATAGAAAACTTTTGATTGTTCTTTGTGTTGTCATTAATACACTGTATGCTTATTGAAGTTGACGCAATCATTAGTGTTGAAGTTATCATTATTAACAGAATGACCCAAAAATCCATTTATTATAAGTAAAGATAAAAATTTCAAGTAATGAAATGTATGCATCTGCGCCTCCTCCACCTGGTCCTGTAGTTTTATTCGCATTAGCCACTCTGATAGCAGCAGCGTGTACTATTTTAAAAAAATGAATAGTTGTTACATGTGTGGTAAACGTATTACAATCATAGAACAAACGATGTGCAAATGCCGATGTGAAAACTTTTACTGTACGTCTCATAGATTACCAAGTCAACACTCGTGTAAATTTAATTACGTGTTTGATGCATCAAAATTAAAACCTTGTATATCTTCCAAGTTGTAGTTTAAAGTTTATAGTATATTGATAGTTAATGGAAAAGTTTGGGTATAATATGGATTCTGTATTATTGATAAACCAAAAATATTTTGAAAGAATTGATTTAGGGGAACATACCAGTGCTTTAATTATAAAACATGTAAGAAATTTTCACATGTTTAAAGAAATTTATGAACGTACTAAAAAACCTTACTTTATTTACGATAAGGAATCATTTTATAAATATTATACCAATTTTGATTTAGAATTTTATAAAAAAAAGTATTTTAGTGACTCGAATATGAGTGATTTAGATATAATGGCTTTTTATCATACAAGAGGTGTTCATATTGGTCACAAGCCTAATAGAAAACAGAGAATATTATTTTATATAGCTGAATATAATGAGCATTGTGGGGGTATAGTTGCTATATTCAATATCGCAGATACAATAAATAAAATTTCCGATAAATTTTATGCTGAAATTGTTAATACAGAAAATAATCGTACACCTAATCCAATTTGTAATAGTTATGCATGTACTTTTGATAATGAAAGTATAGTTGTATACCCAGAAGTTGTTACCGGAAATCCACTCGGTCTAGACAAAGTTGTACGATGGATACTCTTAAATTTAGGAGCCGAAATGCCATTTGATCATGATAAAACATTTGGACCTAGAGACTTGGTATATGAATGGACCAATAGTTCTTCGAGGATTTTAGGAAAAGAATTGCGTAAAGTTTATGTAAATCCAGTATATAAAAATAATTTAGGTGTAAGAAATAACACGTGTTATCTGATTAAAAAAGGTCCCAGGTTTCATAAAGAACTTTGTATTATGCATCAGGACAATTCTATACTTGTACAAGGAAGTCATGATGAAGTTAATTTAATTTTTAATAATAGTAAATATTTTTACTGTTACGATCCGAAAACAATGTTTATGTTCTACTCTATGATTTGTGGATGTATTCCTATAATTTATCCTTTTGAAAACATGAGTCGAGATGAATATTCACAAAAATATTTGTTAGGAATCACAAAAGGTTTTGCGTATGGAGATTCTGAAAAACAGAAAAAATACGCAGAAGAGACACTCAAAGAAGGAACAGTTGATATTTTAAACAAATTTGAAGAAGATGTAAAAACTATTTATTCATTTTTAAATGATTTAGAGATTTTTTTTAATGTGTAAAATTAAATGAGTCTTCTAAGAGTTGGAATTCTTTCAGTGTTAGAAGTTTTTGGGGATTTCATGTTGAAGGATTATGCGACATTTGGTACATTAACTAGTCTTGGACTCGGAGGACTTGGATACGTTGGTATTATATTTGCTCTCATATGGAGTTTTAAAACGGGTAATGTTCTTCTCATAAACGGTTTGTGGGATGGTATGAGTTCCATAATAGAATCTCTAGCCGCTTACTTTATTTTAGGCGACAGATTGGATAACCCATATCAGTACTTTGGTCTCTTACTCACAATTGTAGGAGTATTCTTACTTAAATATAAAAAATACTAATCACAATTTAAACAAAGTTGTTTTGGATCGCATTTACATTCTCTTGATCCTTTCCATCCAGTTTTGAATAATCCAATTCCAGACTGGTTTCCACACGGATAATCGCCAATATAATTGAGTGCTATTATTTCAACACCCGTGTTGCCACATCTCATGTCTTCGTGATTTAAAAATTGAATGGAATCATAATTCTTTTTTGCTACATTTATCATGTTTGTAAAATCTCCAGTACATTCTATATTACCGTGTAACAAAGACCAGTCTGTACAAGATTTATTTAAAAAGTATTTTACGGCGTCACTGTGATATTTGAATACAATTGTTTTACCAAGATCAAAATATATACCACTTCCAGGTGCGTGGTACATCCACATACCAATATTTTCATAATTTGTTATAAAAGAATCTGAACAATGAGTCACTTCTACAAGACCTGAAAGTGGTTTAAATGGGGGCGAATGATATATCCAAGTTGTATCAGGTGGATCATTTGTGATTGACATGTTATTGTACAATTGCCCATCTTCATTTGGACACAATCCAATGTAACGAATCTTTTTAGGTTTATCAATAGGAACATCTTTGTATAATATTGAAAAGTCTTCTATCCGAATCGGAAAGTCTGATTCTTCTGGAAGTTCTTTGTAAACCTTTAAAAAATACGCCTTCCAAGGTGACGCCTCCAAATCTTTGAGAGTATTAAAAATAGGTAATGTTTTAGGCTTTTTAAAAAATATAAAAACAAGTATTAATAACAACAATATAATAAATAAACTCTTCATATATTATTAAAAGAAAAAAGTACTAATAAAGGTAAATGATCTGAACCAATAACATTCATATCAAATGGGTAATGAAGTGGTATAAATTTTGCATGTAAACCTTTTATGAGAATATTATCGATATTTATTTTTCTACCAATATAATATGTTTTTTGTTTTTTATTAAGTACTTTAAAATTTTTTAATTTATAAAATGGACTCCTAATACTGTATTGATGGTTAAAGTCTCCACCGATAACACATTTTATAGTGTTTAATGTCAATGTATTTATTTCATACATTTGACTATAACGTTTTTTTATAGATATGTCATCGAGATGAACATTAAAAAAGTTGTAATCGTCGCATACTGAATAAAGACCAAACTTTAGTGGAATGTGTATAATTTTTTTAAACATTGATTTTCTAAATATGGAAACATTACCACTTTCAGATCCCCAAATTGAAACTATATCAGAAATATAAAAACTTGATCCTAATAATTTCACCAATTTATTATGTTCAACTTTCATAACTTCTTGTAAAAATATAACATCTGGATCAAGTTCTGTAATTATTTTAAAAATATTTTTAAATCTTTTTGACCTATCATGAATTAATGTTTTATTGTTGATCCATTCATTTGCTAATATATTCCATGTCAATATCTTCATGTATTAATAAAAGAAAAAGTTTTGAAATACACTGTGTGAGCCATGCCAATATCATAAAGGGACTTTTTTGGTTGAGCTTTATTCCAACCACGTGATGGATGTGATGGATACCCTTTAGAAATCCACATTTATGTACTTTATAAAGATTTAAAATACAGTAACAGTAATGGAACCAACTGAAATAATTCTTATAATAAAAACCGAAACAGGAAATAATTATTATACAATACCAACTTGCAAGTACAGCAAACTTTTAGAGTTGACAAAGATACCATCAAAGTTGTAATGTCCGAAGAGTACCGTAACGCATTTATTGCAAGTCTCATATTGTCAGATGATTTTCCAGTTGTAGAATATGACTCGTTCAAGGCGAAAATGTATGGTTATTCATCAATTCCAAAGTTTTCAATCAAGGGATACTGGGACCTCTGTTTCGACATTAAAAACGGTGTACTTACGTGGATGGTGGTAAAGAATGGTGTTATTGAAATGGAAGGAACAGTACATATAAGTCTACGCGACGAACCGGGTTTGAAACATGGGTGTTTTGATGTGTACGACGAAAATGCTAACGAGTTTATAGCCACTATGCTTCCAGTTGGTACTAAAATTGTACAATTGTACCCAGATGAAAACATTTTTTTAATAAATGATGTGCCGTATGATTTAGATGAAAATATTTTATTAGTAAATGATACACCTTATGATTTCGATGATATGTCAACTATTAAAAAATATATTTACTTTGAATTCAAATGAATACTTTTACATTGTGTTTTCCTAGTGAAACAGTCTTGGATACAAAATAAAATATTTGTATAATATATGTCAACATCACCAAAATATTACACAAAAGAACCTACATTCAAGTTTACACGCGAACTAAACCTTTCGAATCCACACTTTTACAAGGCTCCCACACCGAGTCAAATTTCGAGAATTGCAAAGGCGCGTACAATTGTCAAAAAGACACCGGGTCGTCTAGATCCATCCGAACGACGTCTCCGAACGATTGCACGTCTCATGGCTAATGAACAGTATCGATGGGGTATTTTGGGACACATTCATAACATGAATAAACGTCTTCACGCAACGGTGACTATGCAGAGACACTTTAGAGGTGCCAAGGGGCGTAATAAAGCTGCATACGAAAAGGCAAAACGTAATTTTGCACCAAACAAAATGAGACTCTTTATTGTCAGAAATATTTTAGAGTCTGGTGGGAATGTGTCAAATAATACTATTAAAAAACTTTCAAATAATAACAAGGAGAAACTCCGAAGAAACTTTCCAAATAAATTCTAGTTAGAGACACCATCAACTAGTTATCAAAGAAACGAGATGGAAGAGATTCGAAGTTACCACAACATGGTAAAACGTCAGCTCATCCAAAGCGCTACCCAACCCGGAAGCAGTGTTTTGGATGTCGGCTGTGGCTTTGGTGGTGACTTGCAAAAATGGTCTCATGCAGGTGTCAGAACACTTGACATGTGCGATCCAAGTGCGAGTGCCCTAACCGAAGCCAGGTCCCGTGCGTCAAAAATGAAAATTATACCCACCTTTTACCATGGGGATATTCTCGCGTGTCCCACGAATAAAAAGTACGATGTCATCTGCTACAACTTTTCACTTCATTACATATTTGAGAGTCATCGTCTCTTCAAAAATAGTATTCGCGCAATCAAGGATCGGTTACGACCCGATGGAAAACTAATAGGGGTCATACCAGACTCGGAAAGTGTACTCTTTTGTACTCCATTCAAAGATGAACTTGGAAATTTTATGATTCGTAAAGATGATACCGGTTTTGGAAACTTTGGTGAAAAACTTTTTGTTTGTTTGACTGATACACCGTTTTATGCGGATGGCGCCAAATCTGAACCCATTGCGTACAAGGATCTCCTCATTACCGAACTTTGGGAACAAGGTATTCACTTGCAAGAATGGACACCACTTTCAGGAAATTCTCTTTCAAAAATGTACTCACAATTTATTTTTGTTCGTACATAATAATGGACACTGTAGTGTTGTTGGTTATTTTATTGGTTATTTGTGTATTTCTTGTGATGAGTACCCGTGAACCCAATGTTCTAACGGATGTGAAACGACGATACGGTATTCTGAGATCTTATTTAAAAAAAAATATGGATACAGTCCCGGAAAAGTTCCGTGTGTTATGTGAACCAATTGTTATAACAGGTAGAGAGGCTGGAGATCTAGGATACAACTCAAGCAAGGGGTATGAAATTGGTTTGTGCCTCGACGGGGATTCCAATGATGTTTTTCATGTGTTGCTACACGAGTTGAGTCACTCAACAGTGGAAGAGTATGATCATTCTGAACAATTTTGGAAAAACTTTTCAGAATTACGAGATATGTGTTCAAATTTGGGTATATACGAACGTATACCCCAGCGTAAATCATTCTGTGGACAGTTTATACAGGATTAAGAATCGAGTACTTTGCACTCAGTAATCGGTAAAAATTTATTTGTATACTTTAAAATGCAAACATCGTGGGGACAACTTTTTATAGGAGTTCTTTTGTGGACACTCGCCATGTTAATGCCAATTCTTATATCGTATTATCAAACAGAAAACCCAGTTGTTTCTCTGTTTTTATTGACGACATTGTACCCGACGCTTATTTCCCATCTCTGTCGTTACGGAAGCTTTTGGATTTCATACCAGGTTCTTATGGCGGCTTCGGCTATTTCACTGGCAGTGGCACTGTTTTTGATTTACGTTACACAAACAAAGAATCAAGTCATTCTCAATGTGATTCCACTTACTGTGTTTATCCTGGCACTCGGAGTTTTTTCGATGCAGTTTAACATGTATGGCTCTAATGTTACTAGTCTTTTATAACAAATCGGCGACCAAAGTAAAAGATGACAGCTGCTAACAGAGCTGTAAGAATGGTTCCAATTGTGGAACGTTTTCCAGCTTCGTCAAGAAATTTGGGAATCATAGTTGACAACTTGTCCTGAGCAAAACCAGAAAAGGCTAACAGGGCGACAACGCCTGCAAGAAGTGCCTCCATCTGCTCATCTGTAAGATTCATGGGGTTCTTGCTAGCAACAGTCTGCTTCGGCTGCTGCTGGTATCCCTGGGGAATGGGGTACTGCTGCTGAACAAAAGATGGCTGCTGAGCCATCATAAAACGAGGATCTGGACCCCCGCCAGCTGGTCCAAGCATATCCTCACCGGGCATGATATCGCTGATAGGTGTAGAGTCCATTTCTTTTGATATACTTTTATTTTTTTCTGGTGTAAATGTCGGCGGTTCGGGTTCAATTTTGTGAGGTTGGTACACAAAACTTTGTTGAGGATTTGATGGCGCAGAAGAGGGCTGTTTTGAAGATGGAGGATTTGGTGGAAACAAAGGCGTCATTCCATTGTCAGAATCATTCAAGTTCATTGTACTTATTCCATCCATTGATAACTCACAAGTTTTTATCAAATAAAAGTAAGCGCAGTCTTTGTAAATTTCCACAATCTATTAGATTTATAAAGATTATTTGCAGACATGAGATATACATCATTCATCTCTTTGTTGCGTAATGTAGATGTTTTAAATGTTTTGGTAACATTATTAAACGTACTATTCAGTGGAGCAAGAAATCCGTGATAGTGATTTGTTACAGAAACACCTTGATTACGGTTAGAATTTTTATAATTGTTTCGATTTGCATTTTTAAAATAAAATAAAGGGTTCAACTTATTACGCGTGACAAGTATACCGGTTTCTTCAGCAAGTTCTCGTAATGCACAATTTCTCTGATTCTCGTGTCTCTTGCAACCGCCACCTGGAAATGTTATATTCTTTCTACCAGTTTTAGGATTCATCTTGGCGTACTGGAAAACTACAAAATTATTACCAATTTTTGGTACAATAATAGTTTTGTGACGATTCTCAACTTTTCGTTTGTGAGGTGGTACATAGGGCATTTTTACTATCTTCAATTATTTTTAAAATTAATAATTGAAAAAGTATAGATGACCGACATTGACAGGACATTTGGTAAAAATTGGACCCCAAATAATGTCAGGACACTTATCAACTGGTTGAACATTGCAAGTTTCAGTATAAAGGCTCTCGAGTACTCAATCTTCAAATGTCGGGCGATAATACGAGCAAACACAATCATGGGACTCGTATTGTCAACCGCATCCGGGTCTATAAGCGTCGCTCAATATTCAAACATGAATAAAGTCCTGAACATTATATTCACCGTAATGACATTCACGATTGCGATTGCCGCTGGGTACATTAAAATTTATCAAATCCAAGAGAGACTGGAAATTTTTATAAAAACGAAACAGGAATGGACGACATTCGTGAGCATCATTTCGACCGAGATGGATCTCCCTATTCCTCTTCGTCAAAATGCACTGTATCTGATTTCGACAAACAAGGACAAGTACCTGAACCTAATGAATGTTGATTACGAAATATTCAACAGTGTAAAGGCTCACATTGACAAGGAGATGATTGCATCTGACAAGTTTAAACAGACAAAGGGTTTGAAGTTATACGACATAGTCCTGAGCAAAGTTGGTAAGCAGACAAACATGTTATTAAAACTTATGAATATGAAAGAGGTATACGATGACAATAGATGCATAAATGAAATGTTTATAGAGTACGATGTACTTGTCAAAAATGGGGCTGCCAGAGAATCTGAACCAGATCCTGAACTCGGATCGCATCCACCAAAAAGACCCGAGACTGTTCGTAGATTTTTTTAATTTCATCTCTTTTTAACGACTGTGACGCTTGGAAGAGCCTTCTTTTTCTGTTCTTGACGCTGAGTAGGTTCCATGTCATGTCTCGGATTGTAATTCTTCTGGTGGTATTCCCAAAGGGCTGGAGATCCTATACGAAAATTTGAGTGTAGTTTCGCCTTGTACCAAAAGACACAGTCTTCAATCTTATTACTACGAGAAGTATTATCAAGAACAAGACACTCAAAGTTTTCTGTACACGAATTCATAACTTGATTGAACATTTCAAAAGTTGGAAAAATTCCAAAAAAGTTTTTAAAAATCTTTTCACGATTTTGTAAAATATTTTCACGAAGAACAAAAACATAATCAATATTGGCTCGGAGGTCTGGGGTCAAGTCCATACAATATTGCATGGTCAACATGAAGAATATTTTCCAGTGCCTTCCATTCATGAAACACTGCCGAATACAGACATCCTTCATAAACTTTCGGTCGTACATGCAGTCATCAAGCAACATGAACGCTCCGCAATTTGTCTTACCCTGACTAACTAATGTTTTTTGGCGTGCGAGAACTCTTTCAATTGCTTCACGATCATAGTCACCATAAATGAACAAGTCGGGAACAAAAGTTCTATAATGATGATTTCCATCTTCAGTTGCTGACATGACTATACCGGCTGGGAGATGTCTCTTATGATATAAAATATCAGTTACCAAAACAGATTTACCAGTATTTCTTTTTCCTATAAAAACACAAATCTTATCATCCGCCATATTGGCGGGGTTGAACTTCCGCAGCTGAAGTTTACTCATTACTATTGTGTGCATAGGTTTTTAGTTTTCATTTTTTTCACATGTCATTTGTGATTAATAACAAGTTGTTCGGGAACCTAGTTCCAGGATAAAGGGGTTTAAACTTTATATTGTATACTAATAGTAATGTCGAGTGGACGTGTACAGCTTGCGGCTGTTGGTATACAAGATAAGTTTTTAACTGGAAACCCTGATGTGACATACTTTATAAAAAAGTTTAACCGTCATACAAAATTTGCACTTGAAGTCTTGAATACAACATTTTTTCAGACGAATATTAATTTCGATAGTTGGGTAAATGTTATAATTCCAAGAAATGGTCAACTTATAAGAACAATATATGTTCGTTTAATTCTTCCCCCTTTAACAACTGGTGGATACACAAATGCAATTGGAAATGCAATTATAGAGCACGCTGATTTAGTTATTGGTGGACAGACTATAGAGCGTATAAATGGTGAATATATGCAAATTTATGATCAATCCTTTATAAGCGGATCTCAACAAGATGCTTTGACCTATATGGTTGGTTCGACGGACCGCGGGCTATATGGACTGGGTCCAGCTGTTGAATATAAAACTGGTGATGCTAATCCTGCATATGGCTGGTACCCTAGGACTTTTATAGTGCCACTTCCTTTTTACTTTAACAGGAGTGAGGCGCTTGCAATTCCATTGTGCGCCCTGACTCGTCAAGAAGTTGAGGTTAGAATAAAGTTTCGTCCACTTGAACAACTTATTGCGGGTGGGTATGTACAAGGTAATATAGTAAACACTACTAGCATTTCATGGACTACTCCATCACCTCCTATGCCAAACCCACCTATTTATAATTTACCACTTAAAACTGTTACATGGTTAGCGTATTCATATTTGTTTGCTAGTATACCAGCATCTTCAACTTCAAATATTTATTACTATGATAGTAGTGGAAATGGACAATATTATAATTTATCATATCTTTCACCTTCTAACTTATCAGAAATAACATGCATTAGCCAAAATAACACAGGTGTTACACTTGTTTTGTGTAAAAATAATACTGGAAGTACTAGTAATAATGCAGTGTATTCATTACGTGGTCCCTATGGAAATTTTAAGGTTGTATCAGGAACTTCGACAGCATATAATTTCTTACAAGTTGCAAGTGATGGAACAAACTTTTTAGCAATTATGAGAGATTTAGGACTTTTTTATAATCTTGTAAGTTTTAAAAGTACTACATTTGCATTGACAATTGAATATGCTACACTTAATCAATATGTTAGTGTAACTTGGTCTCCAATATTAGAAGCCTATGTTATAGGGGATAGTTCTGGTAAGATGTATACATATAAAATAGGTGATGGTTTTGTAAAACAAATAATAAATGTCACCGGACCTTATTCGGCTTATTCTCCAAAGTATGGACAAATATATAACAATTCACAAATTGTATGTTCAAATACAGTTATATCTAATTTGTATGCTTCATCTTTTAACGGTGGTGTAACTTGGTCTTTTACTGTTCCGAGTGGAACAACAAGTATAGCATATGGAGCGTCCGTCGATACTTTTTTTACAATTCAAGAAACGAATAGTACATTCAATGTAGGATTTCCTGTAAATGTAAACTCTACAGCTTATCCAGCACCTGTATCAGGATACCAATTTCAAGCCAGTCTTCCAGTTGAATATGTTTTTCTAGCCGACGAAGAGGTTAAATATATTCAGAGTTCAAAAATTGATTATGTCATTACACAACTCCAGTTGGCTTCTGTTGTAATACCAGCTGGTATAACCAAACTTTCAGGATACCGAACATATTTTATAAACCCAACCAAAGAAATGTTCATCACAATACAAGATTCAAATGTCTTGGCAATAAATGATTATTTCAATTATTTGAATACCTCAACAGGTCTTGAACAGCTTGTCAACCTAGAATTACAATTTAATGGCGAGGATATAATATCGTCTACAATTGCAGATAATTTATATCTAGGAAAGGTTCAGTTTTTCAATAATCACACAAGACTTCCAAATATGGCTATTTACAATTATAGTTTTTCTATAGATCCCGAAAATTATTTACCAACGGGGCAAGTGAATATGAGTCGCATCATGAATCAAAACTTTTGGATAAACTTTACACCAAATCCAAATATACGCAATGTAAATATTTACACCAAGTCCTATAATATTTTGAGGGTACAAAACGGACTCGCGGGAGTTTTGTTTATGGATAATAATTTCATAAAGTAAATGGATGAAAACTTTATTAAAGTGTGCACAGAACTTTTACAACCTGTTATCGAAAGTGGTATGATACTTGCCGGAAATTATGCCAAAGGATGTGGTAGAAGCACACTCACAGCAGAAGATGTCAGGTATTCACTTCGATATGCAGTGCGCAACCTTGTTGGAAAACACACAGGAACACTTTTTCCAGAGGATGATGATTCGGATGATTCGGATGAGAGTGATATTGAATGTGTAGACGAAGATGACGAACCTTTTACAAGATACTCAGGAGATGACAAACTGTTAAATGACATAAATGAATCAAATGAAACGTGGGATTCTTGGATTCCTGAAAGTCCTATAGAAATAATGCTTAAAGATTCTATCGATAAAACGTATTAGATGAACTTTAAAAAGTTTCGAGACATAGGTGATTCAGAACCCAGGGCGTGGATTGCATCAGTAGGAACAAAGTTTACTACAGAAGAATATGATGAGGATGAGTTACCAGTTCCATATTGTGATGAAGAGGAAGAGGAAGATGAAGAGGATGAAGAATTAGTGGAAGAAAATGAGACGGAGACTGAGACGGAGACTGAAAGTGTAAGTAGTGTATCTACAAATCCATTAAAACGATCCTTCAGACGCAGTACACCGACTACAGTTAGTATCGTTTTACAGGAGGAATATGATTTCAGAGATGAATAATTTTCTTGTAAAATATAAAATGAGCACAATTATTGGAACCTTTGAATCACTGTCCCTCAACTCGATTGTGACCGGCTTTAGCTTTGCATCCGCCATTGCATGGATGGATGTTGTTCGTTGGGTTATTGCCAATGTTGTCAAGGTGAACAAATCCAGTGGAGCTTTTACACTCCTTGCCGCAGTTCTAACCACTGTTCTTTCTATTTTTGTGTACTTGATTCTCAGCAATGTTTCACGTGAGGTTAAGGCACCTCAGACTCCAGTCTACGCCGTTACTGGTTAAGCAATTGAACGAGCAAGTGGGTTATTTGCGAGTTGCCTCTTTGCAACATTCAAGTCGAGGCACGCTGCATTATCCTTGTACGCATTAAAGTTGTAGTACATGGCGTCAACGTACTTGTATCCATTTTCTCCATCCATTGGTCCAAAATAATTATCAGACTTGTCAGAGTCAGACCGCACAGCGGTCAACATACCGCCTTGATTGAGCGGACTTGCACGAACATTCATTCTTCCTGCATTTCCTGGTCTATCTGGGTTTGAACGTTTATCATCAACCTTTATACCATACTTTTCCAACTCGGCGTCAGTGTATCCATATGACCCGGTTCCATACTTGTTCATCATCTTCACAGCCGGTTCATTTGTGTAACCACTGACAAAACTATGAATACCTGGTTGAGGGTTATTTGTATGATAAAATTGTTCGATATTACCATCACCTTTATTACGGGTGGGATCATCTTGTGACTCTTGAAATGGTACAAATCGTTTAGCCGGTGCAAACTCGAGTCCGTCGGTTCTGAGTCCGGTTTCCGCGCGGTCTGTTGAACGCATAGTCTTGACATAAGACTCGCGTATGGTTGTACCGGTGACAGCACCACCCTGCCCCTGAGCGCGAGTACCTACATCAGGGCGGCGAGTCGGTAAAAAGGCGGTTTTAGAAGGTGAAAATTGTGTGAGTTCTCCAACTTGTCCGGTACGCCAACCAGTTGTGTCAGCACCTGGAGCTATACGACCCGGAAGTTGTGTCAGTCTGTACGCTCCAACATTGTTCGGGTTGACACGGTACAACTGTTGGAAACCACCAGAGGCTGGAATCTCTGGATCGAGACCAAGACCTCGTCCTACGTACACCTTTTCACTCGGAGCCAAGTTGTTCATACGAGCTGAAACGTACATGCGATTTGATAGGTCATGCGTGGGCTCCCCGTGTACATATTGAGAAAATGCAATGTCACCAAAGTTTCCAACCTCTTGTTTTTTATTGACTGGTTCTGCAATTATACCTGGTTGACGAAGATGGTTCAAGACGAGTTCTCGAGACTCACTATCGTCATCGTTATATTCTTTTGGTTCATTTGTAACTGCAAGGGTTTGTTCGGTATCAACTTGTTCTTGCGCTGAGATACCTAATTTTCTCCCAGCGTAAATAATTCCGATTATTGCAGCTATAGATAACGGATCAGCCATCCTTTAGAATATACTACATTTTATTTACTGCGACAATACCTAGCGGTGAAGAGTGCATTTTGTTTGTCAGCCCGAGTGCTACCAGGGTCAAATGACATTGTCCTTTGTGGACCAACTCGAGACATGTCCTGTAAAGGGAAGAGGTCTCGCTCATATGTACGGATAAGAACCTTGTTAAAACGTTTCGTACTCTGGGAACGAAGTTGATCATCAAGCATCATGAGTTCATTTGGTGCACCCTTCCCAGCCATGTATGGCGCGGTTCCATACTCCATGGTGCTCGCTCGGCAGCACGTGTGGAGTGAACTGGGTTGAGGATACACCGTAATTGCGTCAAAAGCACATTCATATGGAAATGCTCTTTTATCAATATTTGTAAGTCCCGGCTGTAGCTGATATGCCATTTAATATATCACAACAAAAGAAAATTACTTTCCTTGTCCATTTGACATTCCTCGTCCAGTCATACCTGTACGCATATTACCAGATGGATCAAGACCAGCAAAGGCTTCAGACTGAACACCCCAGTAGTCGGCGTCACACTGTTTTGGATCATTACGGCATTGTGGGCTCCATTTTTTACCATAACACCATTCGGCAAAAGCCGTCTGGTCACCTGGAATTGAGGATACAGGCCCTGTTATAAACTGTCTCGCAAATGCCTTTCGCTGATACTTGGCGACAGGTGAACGTGTGCGAGCTGGACCAAATTTGACTGTATTGTCTAGGTACTCTTCAACTTCAGGTTTTACAGTTGGATACCAACACGCCCCGGGGCGGTTCGGATCATCCGTATAATCTGTTAGGAGTACGTTACCAAGCGGGTTATCACTTGTTGGAGCTTGACAGTCGCTTGTTCCTACTACAGTGACTCCGGGTTCTTTCACAGTTCCACTTTTTGAAAATAAAAAGAGTATACCAATTGCAAGAAGGGCTAATACTATAACTCGTATATCCCTTTTTAATAGATAAAGAACACATGCAAGGTACAGGATGAAACGCGTACTGGCGTTTATCCTTTCCGCGGATGATTGTTTATCGGTAGGCCAGAATACGAGAATTTTATCAGATCTAAAAAGTTCTGAAGGTTTTGTAAACCAACTCATTATTATAATACTAATCTAGTTTTTTTCCTGACCTAGTAGTCCAGTCATACTTGAAAAAAGACTGGACATACCGGACATGAGAGACTTTTCATCCATACCACCACCCCCATTCTGCATACTCTCTGCACACTTGGCCGCCGCTCCCTCAACCATACTGAGCATTTCCGCTGGTATATTTGAAATAGTCATTCCAAGAATGTTAAGAGTCTGGAGATATTGCCAAATTGCATTTTTGGTACTTTCAGAAAGCTCGTCATTCCAATACTTGTTTATAGGAAGCTCCTCAATGTCTCCAAAAAACGAATCATCCTTTGCCATAATTTGCTGAGAATATGCACCGACATTCTTCATAAACGTATCAACACACTTGCGAGGGTTCGCCTTTTTCATAATGTCGAGTGACGTCTGATACTTTTTAAACGCCTTTTCCTCAGGAAATGTCTGAATCAACTCATTGATAAACTGTCCGAGCATATCATTGAATGTTCCAACGGAAGTCATTTTATATTTACATGGTACAAAAACTTTAAGTATTTATTCCTATTACAGCACATGCAATTCTTTTTCCTGAGTTTCCAGTTGTTAGACTCAATTCGTGCCCACCTTCTCCAAGATCATCCGGGTCTGCATGAATTATAAGACCTCTGCCTATAATATTTGCGTCACCACTAAGTTTAATCATTGAATCACGAAATGAATACCTGGCAAACTCATTTTCATCAGTTTTAATATTACCCAAATCACCTACATGTCTCTCTATACTTTTTGGTCCACCATGTTTCTTATTAAAAGGATTAAAATGTGCACACATACTCTCACATCCATTAGACATGTCACCGCATGTGTGAACATGAAATCCGTGTAGTGCATTCTTTTTCAATCCACTTAAATCTAGATTTATAGTTGTCCAAACCTTACCCTCTGTAAACGTTACAACACCTTTTACTTTTCCATTAAATACTGCTATACCGGTAACCATATATTACTATTTTATTAAAATGGTTCAGTAGATATGTGTTCTCGAACTGAACCGGTCTGAACTATAAAGTAAACAAGAAGAGCTACAAGTGTAGCGGGTTTGGCATAGGCGCTGAGTTGAAGTTTTGGACCTCCATTCATCTGATTCTTTATATGTATGTAACCAGCTGTAACAACTGCGGCAAAAAGAGCTGCCCAGAAAGGGTCTTTGAGTTGATCACTGATATCCATTTATAGTAATCAGAGTTTTTTTACTGAGAGCTTTGCTCTCGATTTCTTTCTTTTACTGAGAGCTTTGCTCTCGATTTCTTTCTTTTACTGAGAGCTTTGCTCTCGATTACTTTCTTTTACTGAGAGCTTTGCTCTCGATT